CCTCAATGTACTTTACATAAAATGCAATTTCTTCGTAATGAAATTTATGCAATTCTTGCAGATAGAAAAAAGGAAGTTGAAGCATCTGTTGTAACATCTAAAGGATTATTCGATGAAGAAAATTAGTATTACCCTTGGCTTAATTCTTTGTGCTATTTCTTGTAAACCTAAGGTTGAAGATGTAGACCAAAGCTATTATTATGAACAGATTATTAATGATATGTCTGCACAACTTCAAGCTGCTAATGATAGTATTGTTTATTTAAATGAAATGCTTGCTGTTAAAGACAGTTCTCATTTTGAAACTTTAAATGTTTTGCATGATTGTGATAGTTCAAATACTGCACTTCGTTCTGAATTATTTATAGCAAATCATAAATTAGGCAGAATTAAAGAATATTGTGATATTGTAAAAAAGAATAGTAGTCAACTTCAATTTCTTAGGGGTTGGATAAATAGAGTTTTAGACGAATAATTGTTATGGCAGATTTTAGTAAAGCTATACCCAAACTACTTAAGAAAGAAGGAGGGTATGTAAACAATCCCGCTGATAGAGGTGGGGAAACCTATAAAGGTATTGCTCGAAAATATCATAAAAGTGCATTTATGTGGACTTTAATAGATAGATATAAAGATGAATGTGGTGGTATCAATTCTGAATTTAGAAAAAAATTAGACAAAGATAGACTTATAAGTAATGATGTTAACAGTATTTATAAAACAAATTATTGGGATAAATTTAAGTTAGATACAGTACCTAATCAAAGAGTTGCAGAACAAATTTTTGATGATGCTGTTAATCGTGGTGTTGGTGCTGCTTGTAAACTTTGTTGTTCTTTATTTGGACTTCCTATTTCTGCTACTCCTTCTGCAAAACTTATTAATATGTTAAGAAAGCTATGAATATAAATAAAATTGTATTAATTATTTTTATTGTTTGTATAATAATTCTTGGTATTAGTCTAAGTTATACAAGAAATAAAATAAATAAATACAAAGAAGAAGTTATTGAATTAACTGAAGAAATAGAAAGATATAAACAAGCGGCAAACCCCTCTAAGGAAAAGATTGACTCTCTTGTATATAATATCCAATATAGAGATAGTATTATTTATGATATTAAAACAAAATATGTCGAAGATGTCAAAGTTATTAAAGATATGCCTGATAGTTCTGTTATCAATATGTTCAAAGAACTTGTTTGGGCAGATTAATGATACAACTTCTTTACGGGGGTATGCCGATAGTTTAGTTGTTATTGATGTTGGAACTTTAAGAGAAGCAAACATTAAACTTACTGAACGACTTGCTCTTAAAAATATTGTTTCTCAGCAAGATACTATTATATTAAATCAATATGATATAATAAACAGATATAAAGAAGAAAATATCAATCTTGTTTCATTAAATGAAGATATTAAGAAACAATACAATGATATTGAACAAATTAATAAAGATTTAAATAAAAGTCTTAAAGTTACTAAAATTGTTGCTTATGGATTAGGTGGACTTTCTATTATAACAATAGGATATATTTTATTAAATATTGTTGCTTATGGAAAGTAGTGGTTATCCTTTTTTGGATTATGTTAATGAAGATAAATCAAAATACAAACACGCAAAGGATTGTGGCTATATAGACCCTGATGATTTATTTCTTGTTGGTGAAAGTGGTGGATTTCTTTTAAATATACAGCCTGGTGTTAAATTTATCAATACAGATGAATTTAGAGAAATGGCTATATATTATAAAAAGAATAAAGAATATACTCATTATAAGGTTGATTCTATACCTCATAGACAGTTTCGTAAAAGAGAACAATATCGTAGAAAAAATGGTTATACTGCTCCTTGTTTATTATATCCCGATGGTAGTATTCATAATGTAAGAATAACAGGAGAACATTATAATTTTCTTAATTATAATAGAATTGAACTTCTTGATGTTAGTTCTATTGTTAAAGGTAATAAAAATACTGCAAAAAAGAAATATGATTTTCCTCGTTTTATTGATGCTCAATTTTGGTTTTTTCATATTAGAGAGTTTGCAAGAGCTAATGGTTTTCATCTTATAATTGATAAAACTCGTCGTGGTGGATTCTCATATAATATGGCAAGTGCATCAGCAAATATTGTTAATAATCAAAGTCGTAAGGTTGTTATTCATGTTGCTGATGATAAAAAATATCTTACAACTACAGGAGGTTTAACAGATTTTGCTGTTAATAATCTTAAATTTTATGAAGAAGGTACTCCTTTTAAAAGAGGAATATTTAGTAGTGTTAAACATGATTTTCGTTTAGGATATAAACTTCCTTCTGGTGTAGAAGCTGATAAATCTTGGCGTTCGGCATTGATTGCTGTTAGTGCTAATAATAATCCTGATTATGCTATCGGTAAAGATGCTGTTGAAGTAGATGTTGAGGAGGTTTCCACTATGGAAAACTTTGATGCGTTTATGAATGTTACAGAACCTGCTATGAGAACTGGTGCTTATACTACTGGTTTTCTTTGTGCTTGGGGTACTGCAACTGCTGGTAATATGCAAACTTTTGAATTAAACTTTTATAATCCTCGTGCATTTAACTTTATGCCATTTGAAAATGTTTGGGATAGAGATGCACGAAATGAAGTTTGCGGTTACTTTAAATCTTATGCCTGGGGTCTTGAAGGAGAAATTAATGGTGAAACAAGTCTTGATAGTGATGGTAATAGTAATATTCTTATAGGTCTTGCTGTTGCTCAAAAAGAAAGAAAAGAAAAGAAAGAAAGTGCTAAAAGTTACGCAGATTATATTAATTATCTTGGTCAATATGCATTGTTTCCTGCTGAATCCTTTTCAAGTGCTACTGAGAATATTTTTAGTTCTGAAGAATTAAGTGCTTGGGAAGAAAAACTTAGAGTTGATAGTGATTTACAATTTGGTATAGATGGAGCTTTTGAAGATTTACCTAATGGTGAAGTTAGGTTTAAATCTAACAAAATGCTTGCTTCTGAAGGAAAAGAAGTATATGATTGGATTTTTGGTGTTCCTCGTAGAAGTAATGAAGACCCTCACGGTTGTGTTCGTATATGGTTTTATCCTGAATATACTGAAGAGTATACAAGTGAAGGTACTAAAAAGTACATTCCTCAAAATACTTATTCTATTACTTATGACCCTGTAGGTGTAGATAAAGATAAAAACGAAATTACTAATAAACACTCTCATAATAGTATAAAAGTTTGGATGAATCCTTGTGCTAAAAATGGATTTAAACAAAAACTTGTAGCAGCTTATTATGGTCGTCCTGATAAACTTGAAGAAGCTGATGCTATTTGTTTACAACTTGCTAAATTTTATAATTGTGTTGGCTCAACTCAAGTTGAGGTTGACCGAGGAGAAACTGTTAGTAATTTTAGAAAATGGAACGCTCTTAAATATCTTGCTTTTGAGCCTTTATTTGTTTGGGATAATTCTATTCAAGAAAAGTATTCTAAAACTTATGGCTTTGTTATTGGTGATGCTGCAAAAAAGCTTAATGGTATTCGATTATTAAAAGAATTTCTTTATGAAGAAGTTGGTAAAGATGAAAATGGAAATCCTATTAGGAATTTTCATCGTATTTATGATTATCAAACTATTCTTGAATTAAAGAAATGGAACGCTAAAGGAAACTTCGATAGAGTTTCTGAAATGATACTTAGAGGTATCGAATGGAAAGCATATAACCTTAATGCTGAAAATGAACTTAACAGTCGTGTTGATTTGACTGCTGAAAACTTAGATGAAAATGACATTCTTAATAGAGAATGGTTTTAAACAAACATTATGATTGAACTTTCTGCATACGCCTTTCCTAAACAAAGAGTTAGTAAAGCTGACAAAGCAAAACCTGAATGGTATGCTAATGCAATAGATTGGATTATTGCTCAAGGTCAGAACATTAATGACCCTTTTAAAGTTGAGGAACAAATGAATATCCTTAAAGGGGATATTCCTGAAAAATATTATAAAAAGGTTTTAAATCCTTATAATGCTACTAATGAAAAATATAAAAGATTTCCTGCTGATATGCGTAATTATGATATGATTCAAGGTATACTTAGAAGATATGTATCTGAATATACTAAGAATCCTCATGATTTTATTGTTGGTGCTAATAATCCAGAAGTTGTAATGGCTCGTAACGCTAAACTTCGTGAAGAAATTTTAGTGCTTGTACAAAATGCTATTGCACAAAGAATGATGGAAAGTTATAATCAATTTGTTCAACAAGGTGGAAATCCTGAAGAATTTAATCCTCAAGACCAAATTGATATTGAAGCTTTTACAAAGGAATTTCAAGAAAATTATATTGATGATATTTCTGCTCAAGGACAAGAATTACTCAATGTAATTAAAGATATTACAGATGATGCTCTTTTGTATGCTACAGCTTATTTCCATTTTGTTGCTTTTGGTAGGTGTTATACCTATACTGATGTTATTGGAGATACATTAGTTAAACGAGTAGTTCATCCAAGAGATGCTTTTCCTATTCCTAACGATTCTTTATTTGTTGAAGATTATGATATGTTTGCTGAAAGACGCAAACTTACTTATCAACAGATTATTGATGAGTTTTCTGAATATCTTACAGATAAAGAATTAGAATTTCTTGATACTTATTATGCTCGTCATACTTCGCATCCTACTCCTGATTTGAGTTATAGCAGGCTTCAATATTATACTGGAAATCTTTGTAATAAGTTTTGTCATGAAGAGTTAGAACAACTTACTAAAGAGCCAAATCTTTTTAGAGATTTAAATTCTGACATGTATGATGTTTGGCATGTTGTTTGGAGAGGTGAAGCTCGTATTGCTATTGTTAGCTATGTTACTCCAAATGGTATGCTTTCTCAAAGAGTTGAAGATGAAGATTATGAATTAAATACTCAACTTGGAGATATTTCTATAGAATATCAATATATACCTCAAGTATATGAAGGTATTCGTATTGGTGCTCGAGCTACAGCTATTTATCCTTATAAAGCAAGAGCTATTGCTTATAACAGAAAAGGTAAACTTCCTTATAATGGTATTACAGAATTATTACCTGGGTTTGGTAAGTTTAGTATTATAGATTTAATTACTCCATATCAAGTATTCTATAATATTGTTGCTTATCACAGAGAAATGGTTCTTGCTAAAAATAAACTTAGTATTCTTCTTGTTGCGAAATCATTACTTGGTAAAGTTCCTGAAGATACTATTTATAAGATGCTTGCTGATGGTGTTTTATATATTGATGATA